AAATGTATCGACAACGGCGACCACGCTCGATTCCGCGGGAACGAACGATTGAATCACGATGCGCTGGTCGAAATCGCCGGGGTTCATCGCTTAAAATGAAAAAACTCGGTAGGGGTTCCAAAGATATTCCGACGCCGTTGGCAACCGCTTCACGGAATCCGTGCGGTTTTCGTACATATCGGCGATGACCAAGAGCATTCCTTGTTTGAGTGCCGCCGGAACCGACGCGGCGTTGGCGTACCCCGCAACGTAGCGAATGAATACGGCGTTTATTGTTTCGTAGGTTCCAAACCAACCCGCGTCGGGTGAAATGCGGGCGGGTCGGGAAATTAAATCGACTTTGTAGTCGTTGGCGTTTGCCGTGATGGTTGTTTCGTTTCCATCAATATATTTGACGTAGGTCACGGCCGTAACTGGCGAGCGTGACAAATGTATTTCGTCTTTGTAGTCCCCCGAATACGTTGGGAAATCGTCGAAGTATTCTTCGAACGTGGTTGGCATCAGCGCCAACCGAGTGAATGATTCGCACAATTCACGGGCCGCGGAAATAAAAATCGCCAACGTAACGTCGTCGTCGTTGTGATCAACTCGCAAAAATTCCTTCACGTTGGCCAATGTTAATGGTTCCGACGCTGGGGGCGTTACAATCTGAATTGTTTTTTGCGTGATCATGATTTTTATCTTTTTTGAACTTTAGTTTTTGGAACTGCGCGTTCAGCGCGTTGGTCGACGGGCTTGGCGATTACCTCAGCCAAACCCGCGACAACGTACTCCATCGCCGCTTCGGCGGTAAGGGTATGCACTTCGCCGGAGCGATATGCAAACCCGTTACCAACCAAAGTTTTAATGAATCGAATTTCCATTCGATTAGGCCTTTTGAGTGATGTACTTGATGGCAGCGGTGTCGATTGCACCCGCGTCGGAACGCTTGTAAGCAATGTACCCAACCAAAAGAGCATCAGCAAAACGCTCGTTCAAACGAAGCATTTGAACGCCTCCAGCGTTGCGAACAACATATTTGCTGAAATCAGCGGCGACCAATGCCTTTTTAGTAGCGGCGATTGCGTCCATGTCGTTGTTGACGTAGAAGGGAACTCCGAACACGCGGTCGGGTTCGCCCATTGCCATTCCCGGAATAAATACGGGGAAGTCGTTAGAAGAACCAACGCCCAGTTTGCGAATAGCGGCAGCCGTAGTGTCGGCACCCATCAAGGCAAATTTCGGTGAGTTGCGGTAAGACTTGTCGATGCTATGAATTAGCGTCAAGATTTCGTCGGCCGTGATTGCAGTTGCACTCGCGGTAGTCAATGCACTTGAACCAGCGGTGATCAAACCTTGTGGTTGGCTTGAGCCGGTACCAGTTGTGAAGTGTGCGTTTTGACCGCGTGCGATACGCTCGCCAAGAGTGTTCACAAGGAACGCGTCAAGATCAAACGCTGCATCTTGCAAAAGTTGGTAAGAAACCTTAACAATTTTTGAAGAATAAGTGTAAGCACCGAGGTTTAGGGCGGCAAATGTCATGTCGGAAACCGTGTCGGCGGAACCTTCAGACAAAATTGCACCGACAACGCTGGTATCGTTCACCTTTGGATAAGGCAAAGTAGCGCCGCTTGTGGTGTTTAGAACTTGAGCAAGACCTTCGATGGCGCCGGTGAATTTCGTCGCAACGTCAAGGATGTTTGAGAAATCTTCGGGAACCAAGAATCCACCAAGTGAATCGGTAGTCGTGATTTGAGAATCAGTACCGCGCATTTCAACCAATGAACGTTCTTCGGCAGTAAGACCGCCCATTCCGTTACGAAGGTATTTTGAAAATGCTGCGTGCTTGGTGATTTCCTTTTGTTCGGCGCGTACTTCGCGACCGGCGGCAATCTCCTTCTTCATTTGCTCGGCACGCTCGATTTTCTCAACGCTTTCGCCATAGGCGCGAACGTCGGTTTCGATTGCATCAAACTTTTGATTTTCCTCGGCGTTCAGCGAACGGCCTTCGGTTTGTGCGGCGGCAACGATATTGTTCATTTCGTTTACCAACGCGGCGCGTTTTTCGCGCAGTTGAATTGAATTCATGATTTTATGAATTAAGGTTAATTATTCTTAAAAGTAAAGAGCGCAAATTCGGCCGTTCAGCCTTGTCTACGTTTTCGATTTCCGAACCAACTGGTTCGGCGTCGGCAACCGAGGTTTGAACCTCGGCGTCGGTGTTTAGCGCACGCGTCACAAGTTGCGACGTGGCGGCGGGGTATGCGGGAATTACGACGGGCGCAACGTCAATGAGGCGCGATATTTTCGTAATTGTGCGAATGTTTTGTTTGCCCTTCACCGACCAAGAATCGGATTCGATCATGAACGCGAACGACGATTGATTGACGTCACCGCGGCGCATCAACTCAATCAAGTCGTTGGCGTAGGTTGTGTTCGGCAAATCAATTTCGTACCGCAAACCGCGTTCGTCGGTTGACAAACGCAGCGTTCCGCTTGATGCGCGGCCCAATAGGTAGTTGTAGTCGTGATTGTAAAACCCGCGAACGTCGTCGTTCATAACGGAATCGAACGCGCCGGGCGCGATGTATTCAATGAACCCGCCCAAATCTTCGGACGGCGAATTGAACACGGCAGCATAACCCGCGATCGTTTGGCCGTTCACGTCCGCGCGTTGCGTCGTGGTGCGGCGCTCCATGATCGGAATGTTTTTGCGAACGTCGGCGGCGAATTTTTCTAAAGTAGAAAAACGATGCACCACGTTCAACGCTGGTTCTTGTTCGACGTAAGCCTCAATTTCAGAATCAAATTGGAAAATTCGAATCTTTGCGGCGGGGTCGTCTTCGGTTGCGTTCACTACGAACCCCGAATCGGCCTCTAATTCGCCTTCTAACGCGATTTCGATGATGCGACCATAGGCGAACCCATTTGACGAATTCCAACGCACGAAATCGCCTAATTCGAGTTCGCCGGGCATTGCCCGTGCGTCGTTCCCTACCTTAACGCCGACGCCGCCGATTTCGGCCAATACGTCGTCGTTGTTTTCGTAATGACGAACGATGTTCAATTCCTTCATTTTTTCAATTTTTTTTTCGTTTGACCCCATCGCGAAAATGCGCGATTCGGGGATTCCGTATTCATTGCCGAACACGATCAGTTCCGCGTCATCGGCGCGGGCCGAAATGATGTAAACCTCGGAACCCGATTGCAATTCCTTTTGTAAATACTCTTGCCCCTCGGCCGTGGTCAACGTTCCGTCGAAATCAAAAGAAACGCGTTCGCCCTCGGCACGCAATTCGCGTTCGTATTCCTCGGATTCCTCGTATGTCTTTTCAGACCATTCGAGCATTTCGTCACCGCCCCACGCGGCGAACATAACGGATCCGCAAATTTCGTTTTTCTCGGAATCGAAGAAATCGCCTTGGTCGTAAACCTTGGCGCGTGATAAAAACGAATAAATGCGGGGTAAGCGTTCAACCGATATGGCCTCACGCTCCGATAAAATGCGGGCGGTTTCCCAACCAACGGGCGTTCCGCATTGGGAATCGTATTCTTCGCGATGCTCCAACGCGCGGTTGGCGTTGTCGGTTGCTGCTTGTGGGTAATCGGAAAACGGCATCGTCTTAAATGCTTTCGTCTTGACCGGCGTTCACCATGTTCAACGGCTGCAAATAAATGTCGCCGCCGTCAACGTCGGGCAGTTGTTCTTTTTTGCGAATGTCGTTCACCGACAACCAACCCCATTGACGACCGACCGCGTAGGCGTCGTATCGTGACTTGATGTCGCCGCGAAGTAAACCTTCGAGGTTGAACTGCACAAAGAATGCGGATTCAGAACCAAACAATTTGAGCGTGAATTCTTCTTCCCAGCGCACGGCGTACGGGCGAATCGTGTTTCGTACGAATTGGATGCCTTGTTCTTCGACGTTTGCACGGGTCGCGGAATTTTTAAGGTCGCCGATCATGTGCGGCGGAATGAGAAACCAACGGGCGACTTCTTCGACTTGAAAAACGCGGGTTTGTAAGAACTGCGCTTGGTCGGGCGGAATCGTCATGCGCTCGATTTTCATTCCTTCTTCTAAAATCGCGGTCTTGTGGGCGTTGCCCAAACCGCCGTATGAATTCGCCCACGAATTTTTAATTCTCGTATATGCCTCGTCCGACAAACGTCCGGGGTGTGTTAACACGCCGCCGACGTTTGCGCCGTTGCCAAAGAATTGAGCGCCGAACTGGTTGGCCGCCAAACCGATTCCGAATGTTTCGCGGGCGGCCTTAATCGGTGAAATGCCCATAACCCCATCGAATGACAATCCGCAAACGTGGATCATTTCAAAATCCGAGTAAACTTCTTTTTTGTCAACGTGGTAAAACTTTTCGTTTTGTACGACTTTGATTTCAACGCGCAACGGGTGAACGGGAATCATTTGCGTCACACGGGCCGCGCCGTCGCGCTCAATGAATGCAAACGCGTTGCCGTGAAGGGCGAGGTTCGCCATCATCGTTTCGCGGAACGTCATTGACGTCATCATTGCGTTTGGTCGGCGCAGTACCTTCGTGATCGGGTGACTTGGCACAACCATTGGCGATTCGTCTTCGCTGGTGTAAACGTTCCAAGGTAGTGACGCGATGGTTTCCGATAAAATACGAACCGATGCCCAAACCGCCGAAAACGTCATGGCGGATTTTTCATTCACCGCAACGCCCGTCTTTGAGCGGTCGTCCGAGAATAACCATTCCGCGGGTTTGGCCAACGAGGTTGACGGGTTGTTCGGTGAAGCGCGGAATAATCCGATCACGCGGGCGGCAAAGGTTGGTTTCGTTTCGGCCATAGTAGGTATATCCCCCTCAAAAATACGAATACTTTTCCAAACCATGCGCGGGTGTTCCCGCAAAACTTATTGACACGAGTTGTTGATTTTATTTATATATATATATATCCCGTAGGGATATATATATATATAAATAAAATACACGGCGCATCAATATAAACCAAATAAATACAAAGA